ACAGAAAAGGAGAAAAGCCACTCCGGAAGAGATTGCTAAACAGAACCAATGGAAAAGGGAACGGGATGTCCGCCGTCTGATTAAATGGAATTTCGGAATAGGAGATTACTGGTTCACACTGACATACAAGAAAGGATCACGCCCACCTTGGAAACAGATGCAGAAAGATATGTCAAAGTTTATCCGGAAGCTCCGGGACAAGTATAAAAAATATGGATGGGAACTGAAGTATATATACCGGTTAGAAATCGGGAAGAATGGAGGACCCCATGTACATATTTTAATCAATCGGAAGTCAAACGATGAAACAGACACAGGCCTGCTGGTAGAAACACTCTGGGAACATGGCCATGCACAGACAAAAAGGGTGTATGACGTTGATTCTGGAGAACTAGCACAGTACATAACCAAGCCGCTGCAGGATCATGAGCCGGAAGATCTGAAACGGTATCACCCGTCCAGGAATCTAATCCGCAAAGATCCAGAAAAAGAAGAGATAAACAGAAGAAGCTTGCTGGACAAGCATGGAAGGCCGCGAGATCCGAAGCCGCCAAAAGGCTGGGCAATCGTGCCAAACTCAGTAAAATGCGGAAAAAACAAGATAACAGGATACGCATACCGACATTACATATTGATCAAAACAGAAAAGAGAAGGAATTAACATGCAGCAAGTAAATGTTTTTATTGAGACAAGCAGCCGGTTTCGCGGAAATGTGGAAAGAAAATGCGGATATGTGCTGTCGACTCAGCTCCGGACAGGGAAAGAGACAAGGGAGCATTTTGGAAGGGTAACTGGAACATATCATCAGGCCATATTGCTTACCATGGTGGATGCACTGGATCACATGACGAGAACCTGTGACGTGTGCTTTTACATAAGCGATCTGTATGTTACAAGTCGCCTGGGAAAGATCACGGAAATGGCTGGATCCGGCTGGCTGGACACAAAAGGAAAGCCGATCGCGAACAGAGAGGAATGGCGCAGACTGTTTAAAGCTATAAATCAGCTTCCGGATCCACACAAAATCTCTGCAAAAACAGAGAAACACAGTTATTCCGTGTGGTTACGGGAGGAGATGAAACACGATGAGTGTGAAAGAATACTGGGGCAAGGGCTGGAGCCTGCGCCCGGAGCACGACAAATCAACACTGGAATGTCTGGGTACCATTACTAGATCCGGTATCCGGTTTACATACTATAAAGACGAAAAAGGAGGAATATGGTTTGATGATGAACCGATCGGAGGAAAACCAGAATGGATGCAGAGAGCAGACAAGGAACGAAGACGAAGGCATAGACGGCATCCTTGAGGAATTAATGGCATATGTCTGCGATGAATTGTGCTGGTTTCGAGAAGAAATGCAGGGAGATTTGATGGACAGGATATGCGGACGCTGCGGATTACAACAGTATACTGACAGAATCCGGGAGGAATATGAGAAGATAAATAACTTTGATAAGAGCCAGACCGGTCAGCTTATGAACAGATATCGTAAGATCACACTCTGCAAAGACTGCAGGTACAGAGCTAAAGGAAAGTCAGGACATCACTATTGTAGAGGGTTTGGCCTTCCAGCTGTACAGTTGAGAGAAAATGATGGATGCAGCAGGGGAGAGGAAAGATAAGGAGGATATCATGAGAACAATAGCAATAATAAACTTAAAAGGCGGTGTAGCCAAGACCACATCAAGCATCAACATTGCTTACATACTGACACAGAGGGGATATAAGGTGCTCCTGGTGGATAATGACAAGCAGGGAGACTGTTCGCGTGGATTAAACCGCCGGACACAGGATGGAGAGGGAATTGATCGGATCATGGTGGATCGCCATCCAGATATGTACAAATTAATTCATCATACAGATTATGTAAACTTGGATATCATCACAGCAAACCTCGGCCTTCTGACAGCGAATATGGAAGTGACTATGGACCGTGTACGTCCACAGCAGAACAGATTAAAAAAGGCATTGCAGCAGGTATCGGATAGATATGATTTCTGCGTAGTAGACAATGCTCCGGATATCAACATTTCTGTTATCAACGCCCTGACTGCGGCAAATGATGTTCTGGTTCCGGTAGAAGTGGACGACAACACTCTGGAAGGGATGAATGAGCTTCTGGATCAGATAGATGAAGTGCAGGAAGAACTGAACCCGGATCTGGAGAACGTCCGCTGTTTCGTGACAAAATACCAGAAATTCAACCAGGCGCATCTGCAGGGTGCAGAGGTAATTAAAGAACAATATCCGGCAATGGAAACAAAGATCCGTTTTTCGGGTGTAGTAGCAAGAAGTACATTCATGCGTATGCCGGTAGCACTTCACAGCCCCAGATCTGCAGCAGCAGAAGATTACGAATCATTAGTCAATGAATATTTAAACATGATCGGAGATGAAGACAATGGCGAAATTTGACTTGAAAGGACTTCTCAATGACAGATCAGTTCCGGACCGGCAGCAGGATCAGAAAATCGTATACAGGAATCCGGAAAATCTGATCCCTTCTGAGGAAAATTTCTACAACACAGAGAAGCTTGAAAGACTGAAACAGTCGATCAAGCTTCTGGGGATCCTTCAACCGCTCCTGATCGAGAACAGGGATGGGAAGGATTACGTTATAGCCGGCCATTGCCGCCGGAAGTGCTGTATCGATCTGCTCAATGAAGGAAATGACAGATTCAGCCGGGTCCCATGTATATATAAAACACAATCGGAACTGGAACAGGATGCGGGTCAGGAAAACGACATAGTACGCCAGATCATGATCATCCAGGCGAACTGTTACCGTGACAAATCCGACTGGGAAAAAATGACTGAAACGCTCAAAATGGAAGGTCTTGTGAAAGAACTCCGTGAGAAAACACCAATGGAAGGGAAAACCAGGGACATCCTGAAAGACCTGATCGGAACATCCGGTGGCCAGTTGGGAAGATATCATGCAATCAGCACAAACCTCTGCGAACAGCTGATGTCGGAATTTGAAGAAGACAGGATCAAGATTTCCGTGGCCTATGAAGCGTCCAAGCTCAACAGAGAGTATCAGAAACAGGCCTGTGAGTTATACGAAGAAACAGGAATCCTGACACTGGACGATATCAGAGACCTGTACCGGCAGCAGGAAGCAGAGAAAGGTATTCCTGGCCAGATGACCATCGAAACAGCAACCGGCCAGAACAGACCTCCGGAAGATGATACGGAGATTCCGGCAGAGACACAGGTTGAGCGTTTCTATGAGAGCACAAACAAGAACATGAAGAACTACATCATCCAGGAAGACAAGAACATGACCATCTTCATGCTTTCGAACTTGTACGGATCAGCACGTGTCCGAAACGGACACGTCAATTACCAGGGATCAACCGCCGGGATTACCTTTAATCCAGGAGGGGTATTTGAACACGAGCTGTCCTGGCAGTCCCTGGCCAAGATCCTGATCGGGAAATATGGGCATAAGAAACCGGTCAAGATGGTACCTGTAGATACACCGGAGAAGACGGAAGACACAATATCAGCAATATCAGCAGCAGTAAAAGCATTCTGTGGGGCATATCCTGAAAAATTAAAAACAATCATGAGAATATGTAGGCTATACAATAACAATGGAGATGCTGCCCGAGCAGCGCAAAAGAGAATTGCACCGTATGGATACCACGGATGTACTGGACCTGAGGTTGGATATACATTCATGGGATTTAACGCAGGACTGGAGATTGAAATTGGAAAAGAAAAAGTGTCCATGAAGTACGGAAAACTGATTGCAGAAGCAAAGAAACTTTACGATCCATGGGATTCCAAGTTCGATGAAGAAGAACGCTGCCAATCGGTAGCGGAAACACCAGACGAAAAGCAGCACGATTTTGTTGAAGATACCAAAACCGCAGACCATTTCGGTGATACTACCGACATGCCAGAGGCCTGGCCGCCGGAACTGAAGGACATCCCAATTCCGACAGAAATAGAAATAACTGGATACTTGTACGATGAAGAGCGAAAACTCAGGGAAATCCTTGAAGTGGAAAAGGAAGAACCAGGGATGCCGCGCATGGAGATTATGAGACAGCAATTAATCACAGCAGGATTGAGATTGATCAAGAATCTTGTCAAAGATTGTCGAGAAGAATAAACAAGGGTGTTTTCGAAAAACCGATTAACATATAAACCCATCAGTCCTGCCGCACGAGC